CCCTTTTTCCTGGCAGGACAGCAAGTACTCCTCTGTCCAACCAGAGGGGAGACACGTTTCCGTGACTTCCCACTTGTACCACCGCACGTTTGCTCTCCCCTGTTCGTTAGGCAGTGAGAGCTCGGAAGCAACGTCGCAGTCATTTTTGTCCCAAGGGCCCATATAAGGATCACCATGCAGCATGTGCCGCAGGTAGGTCCAATAATAGGGCTCGATACGTTCTTTAACCCTTCTTTTGGAGGGGCGGAGACGTAGGACTTTGTGACACAACGTCATGATTCCATCCTCGTATCTCGTCCAACCTCCAACAACAGGCCACTCGGCCGGGAGATCAAACAAAACAGAAGAATGTGTATCATGCACACCGCGCAAACCACGACGAACTTTCCCTTCCGCAGCTAAAGCATCGTAAAGAAGCTTCGCTGTAGTTGGTATCTCGTCAACGGACCACCTTGTTAGGAGGCCGTTTAGCACGTTGTGTACTTCTGCCAGGTAATCCTGCCTATCCTTGATAGGATGGTCGGGCGACTCTGGCATTGCTGGGCGTACGTCGAAACCGCTGTGGTAATCACCTCCACAGCTTTCTCGAAACGGACCGGCAGAGAACGTCTTGTCAGGATTCATGGTCAACCCTATATCAGGGAATACATGACTGACGTAACGGTGCATACGGCTTGGATATATACAATCATCCCCGTACACATAAACTCTACCTGAGGTGCCGCTCAACTCTCGAATCGCTTCAAGAATTGCGTAAAAGAGCAGCGTTTGCATTGGGAAAGTGTGCCCTGAGCCCATCAGCATATAAGTCCTTAGCTTACGCTTAGACCCATTGATGCTGTAATAGGGAGTACGACACACTAAGCAGGGGGCTAACCAGTCCTTAGGGACAAGCGCCTTTATATGCTCCCACGTAAAGCTATCACTAGCCTTACGCAAATCCATTGTAGTGTACCTGCCTGTACGGCTAGCCTTTAGGGCCAGAATCCGGTGGCGGTGCTGCGCTGATCTAATGTCGATATGAGTCCTGGTTCTCAGTGACTCTTCTATCAAACAACCTAACCCCTGGGAAAGGAAACCCCCAGCGATAGTATCAGGAGCAATACAACGCATAGATTTGAAGCTCTTTGGTACAAATGTCACATCTACGGCATCGCAGACGCGTTCGGAGAGGATCGACTCATTTAAGAGCTTGTCCTCCAGCCGCGCGTAATTAAGAGCTGCGATTTGAAAACGGGTTCCTGTAACCTTAGACGTTCTCACGTCAAGGTAGGCCAGCAGGGCGGGAAGCCCTTTTGCTGCCCGTTTCCCCCACTTCCCTCTCTCGACCAAGTCGTCCCATGAAAATGGGCCTAGGATATGCGCGATGATTTCCTGCGCACGATCCATGACTCGGAGGGATGTCCCATTGACTGGGGCATACCCAAAGGTTGCCTGGCTGGCGATGAAGTCAGCTTCAGCTTCCAGTTCTAGTTGACGAGAGGTTTTGACATCCTTCAAGAATATCCAGCGTTTTGCAAAATGCTGGACTTGGTAAAACTTCTTGAACTCGTATGCAGATAGTCCCATGTAGCCAGGATAGCTAAAACTCCTGACGCCCGGAATTCCCTGCATAGCGTGGGTTGTTCTCCACGCAGACGAGCACATTGGATAGTCAGAAAGCAGATCCGTTGCCAGACACAGCCAGGTCCTTGAGACCAGGCTGTCGAGGAGCTTGCGATAGTCCTCGGGCTTACTATGTTTGACCATAATACATTCCCCATGTGATGGAGGAGGTTATACTACAGAAGAACTATGGTTATTCTACGCCATAGATATAGGTCTCATCAAATGAAGCGTCTGTAAGGCTCTGGGCACCGAGGAATCGGAGCTCTGCCAGCAGAGTTGCTTCATCACGGGGATCAACGACGAGCTCATGTTTGATCGAGCTTTGCCGAATCTCACCTGTGGTAGCGTCGATGACGCTAATGATGTTGTATACTTCAACCTTCTTCTTAACCTCCACGACACCGCTTTTGGTTACACGGTGTGGTCTCACACGGGTCCTGATGGATCTTCGTGTAAGGGGGTTTGTGTCCGAGTTGTCCACGTAAGTGGTACCGGTCCAATCAGGGTCAGCTGCGGGGACGTAAGTCTTTGCAGTCCCGCCGGTGTAAGCTACGGAAGTTACGCCGTGCTTGGTCGATTTGTTTGCCATGGTTAACTCCAAGGTACATCGAATTTTGTCACGTCTTTCAACGGACGTTTTGGCATCGCCCGAGCCATTCGCTGGATACATAAACCGAGGAAGAGTGCAGTAGCATCAAGCTGCCGCATCCAACTTAAGGTCTTGACATTCAGCATGGGCAATACCGGTTTGTGTACAACAGTACTACGGACACAATCGTAATTGATTCCAACTGTATCAGCAGCACTCACCGCGTCAATCGGGCCTTTCCGGCCGGTGTACCAAGGCGCGTACTTTGCACCTAGGAGACGGAGGGTTTCTTTCCTCTCGACCACCTTCGTGTTAGATTGGTATCTGATGACTGAGTCCACAGGTCGCAACGAAGCGAGCCATGGGCCTATGCCAATGAACCAATCGACCACAAACGATAAGGTTAACAACTCCCATCCAGAAAGTAATGCATCATAGAGACCGAACCCGTAAGGGTTATTGTCCTGACGCATCGATGGGTAAAGCTTGCACCCCGCCTTGACAGTTGTTTCTACTTTCCTCTCCATCTGAACAATGATGTTGAGGTGGTAGATGTCATAGGTTTTCACAGTCTCATCCAGTTTTACGGACAAGTAGCCTGTATAGGGTTTGATCACTGCATGTTGTTCCGCCATGAACTTAATGGCATCTTCGATCTGCAGGACTACCGGCATGATTGCGTAGCGATACGTCAACCATAGCTGGCCAAGCTTCCTAACCTTGTCCACAGCGCGCAGCACAGCACCTTCAACAGCATCCCTAGCGGCGATGAACTTCACCGTCGTTTCGGAAAACATGCCGAAGAGCTTAGCTAACCACTGGAGCGTCTCAGTACCTTCTGCGAGCCAGGTTAAACCGGGCAACAGGGGATCGTTGAGACTAGCATAAGCATCACGTATAGCTTGGTCTAGGACTTTATTGTCCTGATTTAGACTGCTAACGCTGCTCACCGTAAGTGGCCAAAATCTGGCCAACATCGGTCCCATCTCCTTATACCGGCTACTAGAATCATAGCCAAAATCAAGTATTTGAGGAGTATAGGTTGCTTCGAAACGGTTGACGCTAAAATCGTTTGGCTTACGCCACCCAAATTCGTCGCGTTTAGGTTTCGGCCCACGCCATGAATAGACACTTCCAGACCTGTACGGTGCGGACCACGACTGAGAGCCCTTGTAAGGGGCACTTCCTTCATATTTTTCATATGTGTAGGTAAGTAACGTTGATTTGTTCTCAGTTTGGGTTTCGTACATGATATACAGTCCTGGCTTGTTGTACAGGGACGCACGACGCGCGGCACTATGCCGAGAAAGTGTTCCCCCTCTGCGAAGAGAGGTTAAACCTTCATTAGAACCCCTCAC